TTTTCATGGCTTGTTCTATGTGAGGAACTGCTTTATCCCAAAAACGGTGTACTTGATTTGTTGGTACGATGTATAAGTTCATAATATTTATCCGACAATAATATAATCCAATTCTACATCACTATGACCATGATTTCTATGCCCTATAACAAAGCTTCCTGATGCTTTGGTTTTTATGTAAATATGGTTTATTTCTCCTGCTGCATTGATACTTCTTGGAGAAAATACAATTACTGAATCAAACCCAGCTCTTTCATTAGTTACTGTTGTTTCAGTTCCAGATATATTTAAAATAACAGTACCACTATTATTAGTTTTGCCATTCATAGCATTGTTAACAATTTCTGCAACAGCTCTTGGGTCACCACCTTGATAAGGTAGGGTACGATACATTCTAGTCATTAACGATTACCTTGTGGTTTTAACTCTACGTCTACTGCCATAGCAGTTGTCCAGTTTCCTGTAGGCTGTACAGAGAATCGGTGATACCTACCAGCACTACGAAAGCTACATCTACCTTCTGAACTAGCAGGCACATAAGCACTAAACTCAATCGTGTCATCAAGCTCTCTACGGCTTGCTACGGCTACGTTAGCAGTACCATTGTCTATCTGTGGTCTTGCTAGAGTTGCTACGGAGTTATAACCTACCTCTACGTCTGTAGTTACTAGCGTTGGGGTAATAGCTGTGCCAGTAAATATAGCAACTTTAGTATCTTTAGCTCCTGCAAATAAGAACTTACCACCAATAAATAGCCGTGAGTCTAATGATGCAGGCATAGTATCTATGTCAGTGTAACCAAGAGCAGATGTTAATCCTTCTAATGTTGTTCCTGTACTAGCAATAGTGCCTACTACATCGGATACAGTTTCAGCTCTTGACCATTTTTGTAATTGCCAGTTGTAGATAAGGATACTTCTAGTACCTTGCGTATTAGCATAGTTCCATACAACCAAGTTTTTAACTGGGTCAACTGCTGCACTAATAGTGTTAATTTGGTTTAGGTCAGCATCATCAAAGAAATACCTATCTACTTTTTCTGTACCAATACCGTTAATTGTTTGACCATCGGTGCTATACCAACCATCATCAGATAAGAAGAAACTTAAGTTACCATACTGTGCTACCGAGTTACCTTCTAAACAACCTAGTCCACTAGAAATAGTATCAAACTGAAAGAATAATGGAGAGCCAACATAAGATGCACGTACCAGTGTTTTTTCTAAAAACACAATACCAAACTCACCACCTGTTACTGCCTGTACGTTACCGCCATCAGCAATAATCTGATAGTCAGATTGTGATGTAGAGCCAGATACCCAATCGGTTTCATCGTTAATATCCGACCATTGTACTTTGTTAGCATCTGTACCTCCTGCAATATTGCCTGCAAATACAAAGTCCCTAACAGTAGCGATATCTTTTGCTACAGGTGCTGTTGCAGAAACATCAGCAAAGACTGTGGATACACCAATAGTCCATGCTTGTATTATTTCAGAGTTGTTAGATGCTAATACTACCTGACCAAATTGCTCAAATTTCCATGTGCTATTACCACCATAGCCACCAGATTTAGATACATCGTTTAGGTTAAGTGTGGTGTTATCCATTAAAAATAACTTGGTTGCACCGCCAGCAAATACTTGTACGTTGTCACCATACTTAGCAACAAAGATAGCATTTAACGGTTCGCTAGCAGCGTTAGAGTAATCTTCTGCACTAGGAAATGCTCCATATCCTATAGCTACAGGAAATACGTTTTTAGCATCATTCAATGAGCCTGCATTAGCAGGTTGGTCAGGCAACCATTCTGTGAACTGGATTCTTTGGTTAGACATTAATTTTTAATTTCCTGTATTGAAGGTAAAGCCAAAGTTACTATATATTTTTTGTAGTTGTTTCTTAGGCCATATAAATATTGCTACTCCGCCTTTACCTGCATCTTCTGTACCATATTGACCGTTACAGAATAATATATAAGAAGAAGGGCTACTATTACCGCTAGTATAAGAAACATTATTTCTACATCCTTGGGGTAAAAATATTTGAGAACCATTTGGTGTATTATTTGCTGCTTGAGCAAGCGTTACCGCACCTAACGTACTTACTCCTTGCCCACTGTTACCGCCTCGTGATGATACTCCTGTGCCATACCACATAGTCCTACCGCCTGTTTGAGCTGCTCCTGTATTACCTATAAAGGCATAATCTCTTCCTGCTACCATGTTCTGTGAAGGATTAGTGCCACCTACCGTACCTCTAAATTCTACTCGGTAAGTGTTATAAGCGTTGCCAGGCCATATGCCGTAGTTCCATGGCCAATTGTTACCTGATGTTCCGTTCGCTGCCCAGTACATAGGTGCTGAAGAAAGAAGCGTAGAGCTAGAAGATATTGATCCTGCTACAGAGCCACCAATAAAATTAGAAAAACTAATAGGTCCACTTTCTGGAACGCTAGTATTAATTGCTGTTGTTCCTATATAGCTAGGAACGGTAGGACCATTTTTATATAACGAGCTTATGCTTATAGAGCCTGTATCAACATCATACTCATCTCTAATGGTTCCTACTAAAGAAATATTTGAGCTTCCAATTGTCATAATTATATGGTTCCAAATGCAGTAATATCTCCAGTAACTGTCAAGTTACCACTTGAGTCTATCTTCATTTTATTCACACCGCTATACTTAAATATTAAATCAGTTCCTGATTGAACTGCTGTCCATCCTGCACCAATTCCTAATGTTGTGGTTGCGGTTAATGTAGTAGCAGATATAGTTCCACCTGAAGTAGATAGCGTTGTAAGTCCAGTAATAGAACCACCAGTAATATTTACTGAATTAGCATTTTGAGAAGCCATTGTCCCTAAAGACACACCACCCCATATCGGAGTATTTCCTGCTCCTGTTGAAGTTAAAAACTGTCCTGATGTACCCGATGAACCATCTAATGTAAGTCCTCCAGTAACTGCTAGTGTACCTGATGAGGTCAATGTTCCAGAGTTAGTTAAACTGTCACCACTAGAACCATCTACTAAATCTTTTACTTGTGCCATTGTTTCACGAATAGCATTGTTTATGGTAGAAGGAGGACACCCTTCGTTGATGTTGATACCATTAATATCGGTATTGCCAGAAGCATTTGAATCCCATTCTGATACTTTAGTTTTTGCCATGTTTTATCCTTGTCGTTTCCAATCGTTATCACCTACTGTTGAATCTGTCCAAACACTACTTCCAGGAGCGGTAGTAGTCCATGCTTCTACGTCATATACCACATCAGTCCATTCTTCACCCAGTATTGTGCCTAGTGCTGTTACTGTGCCTACGTTATTTATAGAAGCATTAGCAAATCTTGTTATAGAACTTGATGATGTTAATGTTGCTACCCCTTCTATACTTGCACTACCATCTGCAGTAAATCCGCCTAATGCAAATACGGTTGCAGTACCAGCTATACTCGCATCGTTAAGGCGTATTCTAAGCCCTTCAGCCGTAAGTGTAGCTTCACCTGATATGCTAGCATCAGCATAGATAATAGAGCCTGAGAGAGCCACTGTGAGCGTTGCAGCACCACTTATGTCGCCTTCACCGAATGCTATATAAACTGCATTAGAAGTAACTGTAGCTCTTCCAGTGATAGATCCGTTAGCATCGTTAACTAAACCACCTAATGCTGACACTAATGCTGTAGCAGTAATATCTCCTGATCCAAGACGTATTCTAATGCCGTCAGCTGTTAGCGTAGCTATAGCGGATATAGAGCCTGATGAGCTTCTTACCCTTGTAGAGTTAGCTACAACTGTGCCTACACCTGTGATAGATGCAGAGCCTAGCTTGGCAACTGCTCCACCTACGGTACTATAAGGAGCTTCCGAGAATGATTGAAAGCCAAACATTAATCAGCCTCTTCTGGTGTATTCCCTTCGGCTACCCATTCTTGAACTGCTTGGTAGTCTGTGTTAGCTGGGTCTAGTGGAACAGACATAGTACCATTAACAAAGTATCCAGTAAGTGTTCCGCTTGCATCTTTCATATTTTTTACAGTTTCAATCATTTATAGCTCCGCACTAAAAGTAAAGTCAGTTTGATAAGGCTGTCCAGCAGTAAGACCAGCATCAAAGTCATAAGCAAATTTCATCCCAGTATTTATTGGAAAATTTCCATTAGGCACAAATGTGGGAGTAGCAGCGGTAATAATATTAT